TCTGGAAGTATCTCTAGGCACTAAATTATTTGTATTTATACCTTCAACCCAAACGTAAAAAGTACCTCCTGTAGTAAGACCACTACTAAAAGTTTGATTTGTAAAAGTACCGCTATTACCAGTAGGTGTTATATTAGGTTGACAAACGTCTCTTTGCAAAGTAGTATTTGTAGACGTTGGAGCTTGAAAACCAAATAAAAAGTCTCTAGCAGTTATACCAGATCCGCCATCTAAATAATTAGGTATACTAGATGTAAGATCAGTAGTATTGTTAGCAAACCAAAGAGCCACGCCATCTCCGTCGTTTATTGTTTTACCGCCGCTAATATTAAAATCTGAATCTACAGCCGCGTCAGTAAAGTTAACTATAAAAGTATTTGACACACACAAACCTCCAGCGTCACAAGTCTGCAAGGTAAATTGTCCAGTTCCTATAGCGGCTGCTGAAGTATTTATAACTCTAGTACCGTTATTAGTTAAACTAAAAATACCAGCGGGTGACTGAGCTGTTATAGTGTGTATTATGTCATTTGTAGATTGACCACCAGAAGGATTTGACCCGTTAACAGCGTTTATTGTAGATATAATTATTTCAGTTCCTTTTGTAACGTTTATAGGACTGGCATTTGAAACGCTTGGAGCTATATTTAATAATTGACCTTGTTTAGTTATATTAGGATCTGTATCGTTAACTCTAAAAGTAAATGTATATACATATCCATTTGGATTATCATAATAAAAATAAGCCCCACTAGCCGTTGTTATGTCATAGGTATTAGCGGTACTACCAGTAGTAAATGTAAATTTAGAAGTTACATCGTTTCCAAATTGATCAAAAACACTTTCAAGTGTTGCGGACGAAGGTGTTATTTGAGCGCCAAGATTATTTACAAAATAAAAATTATTAACAATAACAGTTCCAGGTGCATCCGCTTCATCTAAAGTAAAATTCCAAGCGTCAATACCAGTAGCATCTGTATTACCTCCACTGGAACTAATAGCCGTATTAAGTTCTGATAAAATACCAGATGTAGCTGTTTCCCAAAATATATCTAATCTAGATATTGTTGGTTGAGTTTCTAAAACGTTTAAGTTTTCAAATCTTAAATAATCTGTATTACCATTGTTTTGATATTCTAAATTAACAACACCAAATTGATCTGCTGTTGTTTGTGAAGTAACAAACTCTGCTATAAAAGGATTTGATTCAGATCTAAAAAAAGCGTAATAAGGACTTTTAGGACTAGTAACTGGTATTATATCTCCACTGTTGTTTTCAAGCTGTAACACATCGAAAGCGTCAAACAAATCTTCAATTTGATTTACAATAAAAGATTTTCTTCCTGGAAAATATTGTTCGTTACCAATATTACTAAACTCTATATCAGTGTTAACAACTCTACCAAAAAGCCTGACAGAACTTCTAAACTGTTTGTCTTGAGCTCCAACTTCTGTTAAATCTCTAGGTACTTTGTTTATATTATCATTTAACAATGTTATAAATGTAGAGTTTTGATCTGAAAGCGGAACTGGTGGAGATGTAGTTGTGCTATAATATGGAGTTCCTTTTATAGCGCCAGCTGTATACACGTTGTAATATTCTTGCTCAATTTGTTTTACTACAATCTTATAACTATACCAACCAAGTGGATTATAACCATCACTTGTAGAATCCCCATTGTATAAACCAGGTATACCAATAGATTCATTTCTATCAAATCCAACTCCTGTAAGAATACTATTAAAAGAAACTTTTAAAGAATCTCCAGCAAAAGTTATTGAATCACTACTAGCATTATAAGGTAAATAAACAGTATCAGCTCCAAAGCCAGTACCGCTAGATTCGTTAGTATTGCTAGACAGTATAGTTGTAGATTGTCTACCGTATTTATCTGCTAAAACTATTCCAACTTGATAATTTCTGTTTTGTTTTAAACTATGGTTTGGATATTCTATTTTTGATTTAGCGTTCCCATACGTAGAGCTACTAGTTAATTTTTCAGTAACACCTACTTGGTAATCAATACCAGAAGGTGGCGTGTGTTTATTTTGAAAATTACTATAAATAATTCTATTACTAATAACCTCTTGACCAAAAGCTTTTACTGGAATTTTATCGTAAACCCTTGTTATTTCATTAGAGGGTAAAGTTTTAAAAGGTTTAGTAGATAAATAATTATATTCAAGAACTGTATCTGTACCTGATAAGGTATCAACTTGTATAGTATCAACAACTTGAGCAGCTAACGCGTCTGATTCTTTATACAATATATCTATTTCAGTTATTTTAAACAAAGAATTTATTTCACTAACAGTAGCCGTAGTATCATCTGGTTTTTTAGGCATCGGTATTTGCAAACCTATCTGAGTAACTTTATTTTCCATAAACTCTACAACTGTACTTGTAAAAGTTTGGCGTTCATCACCTTCAATAAAATAACCATCTTGTTTAGGTATAAAAGCAACTTGCGTAAATGGAGCTAGTATAGAATACTCACCGTCTACAAATTTAAATCTATAACTAAATCTTACAAATTTATCTTCTAAATATTGAGGATCTCCAGAAAAATTTGGATTATAATATGGATTTAAAGTAGTTCCGTCTGGTAAAAACTCACTACTTACGTCTTGCATTGTTGTTTGTGTAGCCGTAAGGGTAAAACTTAATATTTCTAAAGCAGATATAGAGTTAGCTTGATTAAACGTTACAACTCCTGTGCTTGGAACAAAGCTAACCACAGTAGTGTTAGCAACTACACTCGTACCAGTAACCGCAGCTCCAACAAGAACATTACCAGTAGTAGAAGTTATCGTGGCCGTTGTTGAACTTGATGTGGTAAGAGTTACGACGCCAGTTCCAGAAACTTCTTCTTGTATTAATTCAATAGGTTTATAAGGATTATACTTAGCTACAGATATTTGGTCTTCAGTAGTATAATAAGTAGGAGTAGTTAATCTTTGAGGATTAGCTAAATCAATGTTTATTTTTCTAGGTTGATTTCTGTTGTCTGTAAAAAATAATAAATTTTCTAATAAGTTTACACCTATAATAGGTCTATCTTTAGAAAAATTTAAAAAAGCTCCTTCAACTAATTTTGTTACAATATCTCCTTTTATATTATAAGAAAAAATACAATTTTTAGCTGATGGGTTATATGTTGATTGTCCTAAAGGTCTCAGATCTTCTTCATCTGTAAAAAATAAATATACAGTATTATTAAATTCGTCAACAAAATAACCTATACATTCATCTACATCATAACCAGCTATAGTTGTAAAGTTAACAATACTTGAGTTGCCAAGTACATTTTCTAACGCGCCGACATCATCACCTTCTGACTTACTGACCTGAACATTTACAGCGTCGCGATATTCACCACTTGGTACAAGCCTACTATCTAAGTCTTTATTCATCTTAGATTTTAGGAAAGCATTTTTTACTTCAGCCATTTAATTTTAGTGTTTTATCCATTTAGATTTACCACGTGTAACTTGCACAAACTCGTTTAGCTTTATATTAGACAAACGTATTTTAGCATTACGCAGTTTAGCACTTTTTTCTTTTTTAAGTCTTTGTACTACATACTCAGGTTGATTTATTTTAGAAGCTATTATAGCATGCAGCATGTATGCGTATAAAGCCTCTTCAGCCATCTTAGGTATTTCAGTATTTAAATCACTAGAAAGACCGTCTGATATATATTCTAAATTTATTATTTTATCAACTAGATTATTTGAAAAAGATATTTTATTTATTCTCGTATTAATATTAAAATAACCATTAATGTTAGCATACTGAGGGTCTAAACCATACTGCTGACCGTAGCCTACCATGTTTATATAATCGTTATAGAACTCAGCAGCAGCGAGTGGATCGTTTAACAAATTACTTTGATTACCCGAGTTGTTGTTAGCCCAATTGCCGTCTATTATAGAATCACCCGATTCTATATTGTCGTTAAAATTATCTTGAATTGGAATCCCTTCTGTATCTTGAACTGGAAGTTCATTAGGACTTTGATGAAGATTATTAGTAGGCATTATAACGTGCTGACGCCCAGCATTATCTACCCAATATATGTTTGTGTAATTAACGTAATCTTGCGGAAGAGCAACGCTTAGATTTTTAGGAACTGTAAGCTCTTGTGATTTTTTACTTCTAAGTGTATCATAGCTAAATTCCTGTAATCCACGTTTAGCATGAAATATAACATCAGTTCGTTTTACACTTGGTATTAATTTACCAGCGCCTACATAAGCTATTAAAAAATTATTTATAATATCATTTAATTTAGTGTAAGAATACGAACCATAATTTTCTTCAACTACAGTACCATAAGCTTTGTCTGCTATTAAATTACCATAATTACCACCATCTAGTTTTTTAAGCTGTACAACTAAAATTAAGTTAGCACTTAAAACACCCGTAATAGTTATAGTATTGCCAGAAACAGTGTAAGCATCTGTAAATTCTGAATAACTACCAGCGGCGCCTGTAGCGCTACTATATAGTTTGAAATTATTTTGTGTGTAGTTTATTTCTTGGGGATCGTAAGATTTAAAAATTAAATCTGTATTAAATGTAGTTGTAAAGCTTTGACCCGCTGTTCCACCCGCATTAGCTGTAAAAGACTGAGCTCCTTCGTAATATTGCCTATTATTTTCTGTAAGTAGTGCCATGTATTAGCTTTTTGCGTTTATATCGTTTTGTTGTATTTCAGCAGAAGCCGCTTGAACTATTTGAGGATCTCTTACTATTATACCTGAATATTGAAGTATTTTAAGTATAACGTTAACCTGTTCTGATGGTAATAGTTCAAAATTTTGAGAACCTGTAGAGGTGTAATTGTATTGACCTAAATTCCCAAGAGTAAAATTCCAAACTACGTTTAATGGTTTTCTAATAAAAGAAGCTTTTATATTAGATGTTATTGATTTAGGGTTTACAAATATGTCATTACTTTCATATAAATATGTAGGAAAGTGTTTTGTAGATTTTGTAAGTAAAGATCTTTCTATATTATAAAAATCAAATCTTTGTAGTCTTTGTAATTCTACTGGCAAACTAGTGGGATCTTCATAAGTAACAGCGCCTAACGTATAAAAAGAAAATTCGTTTTGACCTGGATTATCATTGTAAACAACGGTAAATCCAGTTGTATCATCTAAAATTGGTAAGCCAAATTCACCCGCGTTACCAGTATAAGGACAAGTGCCTATACATTTAAAAATAGATATTTTTTCGTCGATATTCATTTGTCTATCAGCGTAATCAACATCTGTTTGTGGCACTCGTAATTGCTGGTTTAAATCATCAAAGTACTGTTCAAATATATCTAATTGAACCTGTGTAGCTGTTTTGTTAAACTCATCAGGTGTTATATAACCACGCTGTTCTTTATTGAGTATAAGTAAAACGGTTTGATATACAGTGTTTACGTTTATTGCCATTGATATTTTTATTTATATATAGGGCGCATTACACGCCCTGATATATTATTACACGTTAAAGAAGTTTTTTCTCTATTGATTTGTAAACTTCTACGCCTTCGTCTGTTTTAAACCAAGCAGCCATAGCTGAATACGGGTTTTCATCAAACGGTACGTTCATTAGTTTTCTCCCATTACTACCCCAAGTAAATGTTCTTTGATCTTGTGAAAGATTAATAACGCCAGTTTCAGAAGCTACAATAGCTACATTTCTTAACTGTACATTTTCGTCATTAGCAAGTTCTATAAACAGTTGTGGATTGTTTTTAGCAAACAATAATAAGTCACGTTTAAGTTCTTTAGAACTCATCTGAGATACTTTAGAACCAACCTCAACACGCATAATAGCCTCTGCTTGATCTATATCCATTTCTCTTGCAGCGTTCAACGCGTCTACTTGAAGTTCAATAGTATCAAGTTCATCTTTTGCTTCTTCAACAGCGCTAAATTCTTGATACAATTTACCTTTCAAAGGGTGGTATAATGAAAGTAGTTTTTGTAGGTTTTGTTGTTGCTTAGGTACGGTTAACGATCCATCTCTAAACATAATATGACCTAAAGTTACTTCACCTTTTTGCTCATCAACAAGTGGTGAGTCTTGGTTTGTTGCATATCTAATTTCTCTTTGCTTACCTGTAGCTTCGTCAAAATATAGTAATGCATGTTTTTTAGTGTGTCTACCTGGAATTTTTAAAGTCAAAGGAGATTTATTACCTGTTAAATAATAAATACGCTCTTTAATTTCCCACTCAGGTTTACTTGGTTTTTGTTCTACAGTTTTAACCTTAACTGTTTTTTGAGGTGCAACCTCAGTTGTTTCTACTGCTTTAGCTTCTTTAGCCATGATATAATAAAATTAAATAATTAATAAAGGTAATAGTTACCCCTGAAATTACATCAGGGGTAAGTATTACTTAAGTGATTACACTCCTTTGAATAGTACAAAGTTGTTAGCACCTTGAGTTACCAAACATCTTTCAGATAGGAAGTTTACTTCCATTGCATCTAGAGTTGAGGTAAAAGCACCACCGGCAGAACCAGTCAACCAAGACTTCATGCGACGATCGTCACTCTGTGAAGCTCTGTATCGTACGTGCAAGAATGGACGACGGATGTTAGATCCTAAAATCTGATCGTAAACTGTACTTGTTCCAGCAGGAACTAATACACCTTCGATAGAATTTACTCCAGTAACACCACCACGAGTTGAAGCATCATTTAGATATTTCCAGTCAGTCTTATAGAAATCGTAAGAACCACGACGGAATCCAGAGAATCCTAGGTTCAATGCCATTTCCTCAGAATTTTCGAAAAGACCAAATGCAGTACCACCAGCAGAACCAGCAGAAATAGCAGATAGCATATCATCAAAATCTAGTGAAGTTTGACGTTGTAAAAACAACATGTTTTCTTCAATAGCACCCTGAGTATCTAGGTTTTTAAGAATTGCATCAAATTCGTCTAGTCCAGCAGCAGCAGTAAATCCTACTTCTACATTACCACGCTCTTGAATAGCAGCAAATAAACCTTGAGTACCAGGAATAAGACCTGCACCTACACCAGCTCCAGCGCCAATTGCACTTTCTTCGCCTTCAATCAAAGCCATTTCTAGGTAATCTTCAAAACGCAAGCGAGTTTCAGATTCAGCCTTTAAATACCATAGATATCCAGAAGTACCGTCTTCAGTAGCAACTTCTACCCAACCAATCTGAGCCATATCAGAACCATTAACTACATACTGATCTCTAATAATAATTGGAGAGTTTGAGTATTGAGTTAGTTGAGGAGTGATAGAATTTCTAGGTTGAGTTCCATCGGCAACATTTCCGCCGCTTAACATGCTAGTTCCTTTTGCATATGCAGAACCATATACAAATACTTTGATACTACCAGAAGTAAGTCCAGCACCACCAACAGTTCCGTCCCAGTTAGAAACAGTAATATCACCGTTAGCACCACCAACAACTGCTTGTGTAGAAGCCGTAACAATACCTTTTTGCTCAGCACCAGTCACAGTGTCCAAAATTACTACTGTATCATTTACAGAAATAACATTTTGTTTTGTAGCTGCACCAGCTGCAGGAGCTACTCGGATAACACCACCACCAGGTAGCGTACAATCGTCATAAGCAATATGCAAACGGTTTTGTTCAGACCAAATAACTTGATCAGACGTCATTGGCATTTCCGCGCCAACCATGCGTAAGAATCCAGATAGTGTACGGTTACCGTAACGCTCTACTTCTTGTTCATAAATTTCAGGTAAATACTGTTGTGCAAAATCCGCACCAGCACCTGTGTTAAATTGTAGGTAGTTTGTAGCCAGCAACTGTTGAGTTGAAGTTGGCACCAAAGAACCAAATTGTGGAGTTAAAGCCATAATTATAATTTTTGTTAGTTAAATTTTTTTGTTTTGATTTTTAATTTTGAAGAATCAAGACCACTAACTGCTTTTACTTTTAAACCTCCTATAAATACATCACCAGAAGCTGTTTGCCTAGGTTCATTACTTATGTTTTTAGATTTAGCCATAACATCTTTAACAGCATCGGCCTTGCCTTGCTCATAAAAATGTTGCGCTATAGTATCAGCATTTCGTGCTGCGTATAAAGCTTTATGATAGCCTTTAGCATCTTGTATTTCTCCTTTATCATTTAAGAACGTCTTAATAAAATTTGAAATATCAGATTGTTGCTCTGCTATCTGTGATGGGTTTTTAACACCGTATCTAAACTTTTTATCACTAACGTTAAAATCAAAACCTTTGAAATCTTCGTTAAGTAATTGTTTAGTTTTTTGTTTAAAAACTTCATGCTTAGCTTTATTTGCATCTTGCTCTTCGTTGTATCGGTTGAAAAAGTCTGTAGCTTTTTGTTGGTCTTGAGTTACGCCCGGTTTCAACTTGATCTCGTCGTAGTATTTACTCTTTAAGCCTTCAAGAAAGTCTTTAGCTTTTGCAGCCTCCTCTTTAAACGCAATTTTCTTTTTGCGTATATCTTTTGGTTCATCTATATCTTCGTCGTAATCAAAGTCTTCTAATAAAAGACTTACATCTTCAGAATCTAAGTGTGGTTTAGTTTGTTTATAATATTCACTAATTAAAGTTTTATTATCAACATTGGTATAATCTGCATTAAGCCTAACATAGTCTTCTACAGTTCCACCAGTTTCTTCCATAAAAGTAACTAGCTTGTCAATATTTTCTGGTAGTTGTTTTTGCTCTACAACTGGTTGTTGCGTTTGCTCTTCAGCAACTTCTTGCTTTTCTTCAGTATCTTCAACTACAGTTAAAGGAGATTCTACTCCTTCTTCGGTGGTCCGTACTTCTTTAACCACTTCTTCGCTGTCGCTACTGTCTTTGGACTCTTCGATAATAGCATCGCTATCATTTGTCTCCTGTGTTTGAACGGCATTAGCGTCTTCTTTTGTGATTACTACTTTTTTAACATCTGGCTCAATATCTATTAAAGGTTCTTTCATGTTCACTTTAATAGGTTCACCTATATTATCACCTAAATTTTTAGGCTTTGAAGGAGTTTTTATTTTAAACTCTCCTTCTTGTTTTACTTCTTCTGACATAATATAATAGTATAAAATTAAAGGATTTTATTTTCAACGAGGTTCAAACTGTTCAAGTCCAAATCCTCCTAGTGAGTCAAATCCAGATGACTCAAAGTTTTTAGGTAGCTCATCGTTTTGACGTTGTGAAATCATTTCTGATTGTTGTGTACCTATAATTCTAGCACGCTCGTCTTTACGATCTTCTATTTCTTTTTCTTTAGATTTTTCAACGTCAGCTCTAGCTCTAGCTAACTGTATATTGTAATTAAATTCCTCAGCCATTAACTCTCTTTTTATTTGAGCTTCTGTCTGCATGCGTTGTATTTCAAACTGCGATTTAGCTTGTTCAATACTAACTTTTTCTTGTGTAAGCGCTTGCTGTTTTTGAACTTCAGCCATAGCAGCTTGCTCAGCAGATTGAGCGTTAGCTTGTGCTTGTGCTTGTATATTTGCTTGTTGAGCTTGTTGATCTCTTTGTCTTTTTTTCTTTTGGCTTAACTTAAGATATTGATTAGCTAGTTTTGTGTTATTTATCTGTCTAATATCAATAGCGTCTTCTAAACCAATTTGCCCAGCCTGCAAAGCTATTTGAATATTTTTTTCAAGCATTTGTTTTTCTTCCTCTTCAGGTTCTAGCTCTAAAAATACACCGAACTCATGCATGTTTAAACTTTCAATTTCAGAAAGTGTAGCCACGTTGAATGAGTTTACAGAATTTAATAAAGCTTCTTTTAAAAGTGGAAAACTTAAAGAATCTGCAACTCTTAAGCTAATATTCTCTGCTGTTCTAACAGTTAAATACATTAACGATTGCAATATATGTTTTGTAGCTGTATTAGAAGCGGCAGCTGCTAGTTTCTGCAAACCAACCAAAGCATCTTTACTTGGTTGACTACCATCTCTAGCTTCGTTAAGACCCGTAACATCACGTATCATTTGTAAATAATATTGATACGTTTGTATTAAC